TCACCCCATATTGACATAGCCACCATTAAAGCAACGGTTTTCCCTGCTCCTGTGCCTCCCCATAGGTGTAACACAAACGGTAATATCCCAACTCTTTCTATCAGTGCACTTGCAAAGCTGCCAGCCATTATTAACCTAAAAACTTTGTTTTGTCTTAGCTCACCGCAAAGCTTTTTCCACTCTGTGTAATCTCCTACAGATTTCACACAATCATATAAATTTGCAAAATCCGAATCACCATCATACTTGATATCCGACACATAAGGTATAAACTCGTTTTCTACCCACCCAAGCCTACTAATGCTCCTGTGTTGCGGTATTTCATTGACATTCAGACTTATTACATCTGATAAGAAAGAGATTAAATTTGGAGCGTCTAGGCTGTTTACCGCTATGCCTCTATCAGCTAAATTTACTATATTGTGAGTATTAGAAATTGTTGTTTTATTAACTGTTACATTCATCCACTTGTTAAAGCGAAAAAATGATATAACTACTTTTTCTGTCTTTTGCTCAATATTCCAAAGTAAACTTGTTGGCAAGATGGGATGCTGGCAAGCCGTTTCTGTCGAAGGTATCATCCCATTAGTCAACGTTGTTTTGGTTACTCCTTTATCATCGCAAGTCCATTTGCCACATTTTAAATCTTTGATTGGTGGATCAGTAAACTTTACAACATTGCTTCCATGACCTTTTATTTTTTGCACATAATTAGTTTGATGGGCTTTTAGCTTAGTATTAAAACTTCTAGCAACATTTAATTTTCTTGCTTTTTCAGTCAGTTTTACAATTAAGTCGGTTCGCTGTATGTGGTCCTCAAACATAAATATATATTCAAATACACTGTTATCTAAAATGCTTTCGTCCGTTAATTCGTCAATGTTGTATGGTGTAAATCCTTCTTCAATCAGTCGATCCGCTAGACTTAACAACCTTATTCACCACCTTTTGTTTCCAAAATATAATCTTTTCTTCATCAGTTGCATTCGTTAAAAAATCAATATAATATTCAATTTTGTCTATATTCTGCAATGCCTCTATATATTGTTTGTCTTCAAGATTACATTTTGATTTCCACATCTTAAGTAATTTATAATAATCGCATAATTCGTTATAAGTGCTGGTATACCAGCGTTTAAACTGTTCTTCTAATTGCTTCTTTTTCTCAAAATTATTCGTATAGTTAGATTTATCCAAATCTAATCCGCATCCGAAATTATTATTAATAACTTTCATCGCCTCAATCGGAGTTACATTTAATAATTTGGATACAAGGGTAAAAACATCGCCACTAATATCACAAGAAAAGCATTTAAATATTTGCTTGCTCTCACTTATACTAAAAGATGGTGACTTTTCTCTGTGGAATGGGCACAAGCCCAAACCACGAGAATTCACCTTTACCCCATAATGCCTTGCAACATCTAAGATGTTTACTTGCTGCTTAATGTCCCTAAAATGGTAATACATCATTGCTATCCACTGTAAAAAAGCTATCAGTTGCCGTTGCAAAAAGACTATCAGTTGCACTATGTTTCAATCGTTTAATTTCAGGAATCCCTACACCTTCACGAATCTTTTCAACGCTTCTTACTTGTACGCATTTAGTAGACAACTTAACTTCACCATTGCTATTCTCATATTCTTCCTGTCCAAATACGCCACCAAATAGCTTACCAACAAGCTTTTGTTCGTCAAAGTCAAATTTAAAACCACTATTACTATTTTCGATTGCTGTAATAAACCCTTTAAAATATCTAAGATCATCTGTTTTGACTGTTTGATAATACATACCTTGCCATTTTGCTTCACTATTTGCTTCAAAAGCCTTTACAAACTTTCTTTTATAAAACTCTTTGTGTTCACCTTCTTCAATATCAAAACTAATTCTTAGTAGCTCACCATAAGGCTTTTCTTCACAAACAACTTTCGTTATTTTGCAGACATAACCGCCTGGTTCTAATGTTTCAAATTCCCCAGTAAATGCCTCTGATTTTTCATAACCTTCATAATTTTTCATGATTTTCTCCTTTACAGTTCCCAATATTCTCTTATTTTTTTGTCAACTATTTTCAAATCGTTATCAATTTCTTTATCCAGCATTTCCATTGGACTTTTTACGGTGTCATTGCCATCAGTCTGCGTTACAAAGCTGTATTTGCCATTTTCAGCCTTAGTTCTCAGCACGATGGAAAATAATCCTTCCACCGTTAATTGATCGTCCAGCATCCTTCCTACAGTCTTCGCCTTTACTCCTGTTTCTGTTCTTTGTGCATGATGCAAGAAATAAACAATTACGTCTGGTGGCGTACTTTTGATAACAAAATCTATAAGCCCCTTAAAATGCAATGCCATATCTGTAAACTTACCGTAACCAGTTTCTTTCGCTTTATCGAATAGCTCAAACGCCATCAAATACTGGCTATCATCTATTACATATTTCTTGAGCTTTGGAGCGGACAAGCCGCTCACAATTGTTGCATATGTTGCATTGTCTGCTTTAGGTATTTTCTTTCTAAATGGCAACGGCTTACTTGCCACATTAAAGATTCCAATTTCATCAACTTCAAAATTTCTCATTGATGTACTTTTGCCTGATCCAGATTCGCCAATCACTAGAACTGGGATGCCGATAAGTCATTCCCCCTTATAATATTTCGCCAGTTTCGTGGTCGATTGTATTTCCATCCTTTATAACTTTAATTTTCAGATCTCCGTCAGTAACTTTTGTGATAATGTACTGAAAATCATCGCCGCTGCATTCGTCAATAAATTCTTTTTGTCCTTTTGATGAGAGTTTTTCAAATCCATCAATTAGGATTATTTTGAGTGGTCCAGCAGTAGCACGTACAATAGCCATAACAAACTTAATTCTTTCACCGCCTGAAAGACTAATAATAGGTCTATCGTTTATAAGCACATTACCTTGTCCATCAACTGTAATTCCTTCTATTGGCATTTCGGCCTTAGCCAGCAACATTTGTGGCTTAGTTCTCATATATTCAATCTTTTTAGTAAGTCCTTCAGATTCAGATTCTTTATTGAGCAATTCGGCTTCCTTTGCTTTCAGGTCATCAGCTGTTCGGATATATGATTTCATTTCTTCTGCTTCTTTGTGAGCTACTTCGAGTGGTGCGATATCTATAATTTTTATCTTTTCAATATATTCTTTAGCTGCTGTTGTTTTAAATTTAATTTCATCAATTTGAATCTGTTGTTTATCTTGCAGTTCCTTTATTTGTTTCTGCAAATTCCCAATTTCTATTGCTGTAATTTCCTTAACTTTGTTTATGTCTGATTCAGATTTATCCAATACCACTTTTGCCCTATTAATGTTGTCATTTATGATATTAGCTTTACTGATAGCCTCATATTTTTCCTGAAGAGATACTTCTCGCCATTCATCCACGTTATATTCTTCAGGTAATTTCTCTTTCAAGGATTTAACTTCTGAAGTTAAATCCTTAACTTTACGATTGAGGTCCGTACGCTTTGCAAAATAAGCTTGTTCAACATCCTTACATACTTGTAATCCATGCTTAGTGCAATCAACAAACGCTGGCACTTCTAAGAGCCATTCTTTCAAATCATCTTCAGTCACCTTAATAGGTATGAGTGACAATATAAGGGCGGTAAGCTCTTTATCATTCATATGCACTAACGAGATAGGATTAAGCTGCCTCTCACTTACGAGTGACTTGATAAATGTTTCAGGACTTTTAGGTGACATGCCATCCTTTTCAATAGATGTTGTAGTTACTTTATTTTCTTTATTGATATATTTTTTCATCGTGGTTCCGTCATCAAGGTCCAGATATATTTCCGCTCTTTCGCCTTCAGAATTCACAAATACTGACCTTTCAGTATTTGGATAGAAAAATCTCTGAATTGATTCCAATATAGATGTTTTACCCTTCCCCTCTTCACCTTCAATAATTGTTATTTGTCCAGGATTAAGGTCTAATTCTTTTGTTCCAAGACAATATTTTGTTTTTAATAATGATATTTTCATTTATTCCCTCCATTTTCTTCATACGCCGATATACTCCAATCAATACTATCTGCATCATATAAGCATTTTTCTATTATCCTAACTCCCGCTATTTCTTCAGCCTCTTCTTTACTTTCTGCCTGTATTTTTAATTCAATTAGTGCTTGACATTCAACTGTATATTCACTCATTTTCGATTCCTCCCAATTCTCATAATCTAATTCATCAAATCTGTTATCCCATGCGTCCTGATAACGATCTACTAAATAATCGCTCATCTTCTCATCTCTATAACTTCATTGCCCTCACTATCAAACAAGCTCATTTGCTCTATTTTATTGATTGCAAGCTCTCCATCTTCATTTTCTTCAAGAAAAAAGTCCTCAAAGTTTCGTCCTTCAACTTTATATTTTTTAGCTTTTATTATTCGAGTCAAATCCCACGAAGCGTCAATTTGTTGCCTTTTAATTTCCTTGCCAAAATCATCAGCCTCAAATATATACTTCTTGTCCAATGCGACTTTAATTGATATTTCGCCCTCGTCTCCAGCTTCAAGTATTTTTACAATGCTGTTTAAAATTGTGTCAAACTGTTCTCTCATAGTGCTAAATAATTCCGATTGAATACTTAATTTTTCAGACATAGTTGACCTCCCCATTTGACTTAATTTAAATTTCAGTTTATTATTTAATTAAGATATTTTTCCTTAGTCGCTTTCACAGAGCGGCTGTTCTTCTATTCCATTTTTCAATTGTCTCTTCTTTACTCCATCCAGTTCCACCAGTTGCCCCGCATCTGATACACTCTATTGTATGGCTGTTGGGGAGTATTTTTCTTCCTGTCATAACAATAGGAAATTCTTTAAGCGGACTAAAACAAAAGGGACAATCTTTTAATTCACTCAAATTCCTCGCCTCCTTTCATTTACAGCCTCCTAGCTATTTCATAAACTGGCGGTATACTAACCGAATTCCCAGCTTGTTTATATAACTGCAAATCTGAATTTACTGCTCTTGCACGTTCGAAATATTCGTCTGGATATCCTTGTAGTCTGAAACATTCTTTTGGTGTTAACCTGCGGATTCTGCCCTCAACCTCATATGTATCCCAATTTTGTTTTGAACCATATGGAGAGTTTCTTCCTCCTGTTCTTACTGTTTTCGAAATATCCCCATGCACCAAATGATTATTGTGCTCATAACTATTCTTGGTCAGTGTTGGTGCTATTTCTTTAAGTCCACCTTCGTTATTTCCTCTAGGAGTTTGATAAATCATTACTCCGAATGTTCCGCAATGAGTAGTACTTGTATTTCCATTAGCTGTCAAAGTTCCGCAAATTCCGTCTTCCTTTTTCTTATGATTATATAAATCATAAATCCTTACCCCTGTTCTTTCTTGATTCGCCAGAAGTCCTTTATGATAATTAGCATCTAAGCATTTGGCGTTTCCATTTTTATCTGATTTATAAGGTTCGACCAACAAATCCATATCCGAATGATTTCCACCACTATGACCTCCAGCCGTTAAGCATGATGCGTAATCTTTATTTTTCTGATTGCCATCTTTACCAATTATGTATAATCCTGTTTTTGCTCCTTGCCCTCCTGCTTCAGCTTTTAGAGTTCTTGCGATTCCGTCTGAACTATATACTCTTTCTGCATCTCTTCTGGGTATGATCTGCTTAAGAGTTTCTGAGTTGCCTCCGCTGATAGGAAATACTTTTCGTCCACCTGATCCTCTAAGATGTCCGACAATGAACACCCTTTCTCGGTTTTGGGGCAATCCGAAATTTTTAGTGTTGAGAAGTTGCCATTCTGTGTCATACCCGATTTCATCCAACTCAATGATGGCTTTGAGAAAGTCGTATCCGTTATTAACACTAAAAAAGTTTTTAACGTTCTCAGCAATAAGGTACTTGGGTCTATCTTCTTCTTTCGTGTCTCTAATAAGTTTTGTAACTGCGAAAAACAAACTCGAACGGTGTCCTGCGAATCCGAGTTGCTTTCCTGCAACCGAGATATCTTGACAAGGGAATCCGAAACACCAACAATCGGCTCTTGGAAGTTCGCTTGCTCGCACTGCTCTAATGTCACTTGCATACCATTCACTCTCCTTTACATCATGCATAGCTCTATAACTTTTATCTGCGTATTTATCTATTTCACAATGACCTACGCATTCATGTCCCGCCATTTCCATTGCAATTCTGAACCCACCTATTCCGGAAAATAAGTCTAAGAACTTCATTTACCTAATCACCTTCCACTCACTCAACGGTGCAATATAACCCATATACCGTCTAACAGTCGCATAGTATACTACCTTTTCCGTCTTGCCCGCACCTTCGGAATTTACAACTACAATGTGGTAAACTAATCCGGCTTTATAAGCAAACCCAGTGGTATTCGGATCTATCCTTACTACTGCGCCATTCCCATATTTGATAGCTTGCTTTAGTTCGTCAATCTTGCTCTTACTGCATAATGTATCCCTGATAAATCCGGGGAGTGATAAAACTTTTAACATGGTATATCCTCCTTTGCCTATTATTAATTTGCGGAGTCTGACACAGAACGGATGGATTCTTTCTTGATTAGTTGCTTAACGTCAAAAATCTTTGCCATAAAATATCCAGTAGTACTATCCATGAGCATTCCACCATCTTCATTTCTTACGTCTATGCCAGCTTTTCGAGCTATAAATGTATGTATTGCACTGCTACAATTCCATATCATTTCCAATGACTTCAGACGTTCTTTATTTGTAAGATTAGGATCATCGAGCACTTTGTCAAATTGCATACGATATTCATCCGTTTGTGAAAAGAGTTCTCTTTTTATTTCTTCTGCGTCAAGTTTGTATCTGTCAGTTATCTTAATCACCTGTGCATTCTCCTTTCGTTTTACATAGCAATATCAATATGTTTCTCGTCCAATTTCGGTGCTATTACTATCACTACTGGCTCTTCTTTGAACTTGTACCTCTTGAAAATCCATTTAGAAGCTAACCAAGCTACTGATCCAGCCACCCAACCAACACCAATTAAATAAAACGTAACTATTAAAAATTCTCCCATCCCATTTCCTCCCTAAATTACTTCCTTTAACTGCTCTTGCTGAAGTTTTATTTCTTGCTTTTTAGCTTCCATTTCTTCTTGTGTGCCTGTTGGTGCTATTTCTACAAATTCGGAATAAAGTCTGCATAGCTTGTCCTGCAATTTAGCCTTATTCAAATCGATAACCCCCTCTTTGGTACATCTCTGACATATCCTAATAGCTTATGTACAATCTGCATAAACTCGTTTGTGTCTTTGCTTACTAGCCAGTTGTCTACATTTAAGTGATAATATTGCAGTAAGTTTTTCTGCTCTCTGGTGGGCTTCTTAGGATTTTTCATAGTGCCTCCTGTTTTTCCGTCACATTCTTTCTGCACTTCAAGATGAAAATATAATCTGCTAACTTTTCAATTCTCTGCATTACCATCTCGGATTCATAACGTCCTGTTACATCGTTTTCTAGTCGATGTATGAGCATTTGGTACTCGTTTTGAGTTGCTTCTAATCTGCGGTTGATTTCGGAGAGTTCATCGTATTTCATCGTGTTTGCCTCCTTTCTCGCCTCCCATAATGTGGTATAATGTGTCGATTGGAGGTGATAATATGGATAAAACATTTAACAACTTTAATGATCTCGAAAAAGCTTTAAACAAAAGTGTTGAGAAAATTAATGGTCCTGTTAGTTTTACAACTTTGTTTAATGAGTCTTTCATGAAAAAGTACACAAATTTTTCTTCTTTCGATGAGCTTCTTTCCGCTGGAGGCTATGTCGTAAATTCAGAAGAAGATTTCAAAGCAATTCCTGACGATGAATTCGACAACCATGTATCCAAAACAACCAAGTTTGCATCTTGGAGCGACATGTCCAACGAAGCAGGAAAAATCTATGTAGCCAACAACTTTAAATTCTAGTCGATCCTCTTATAACCGTCAGTTACAGTTGGCGGTTATTCTCTTTCCTGTATCCACTTTTACCTTCAAAGTAGTTAACTGCCATAAACAATATTTCAATTCCCCAACAAGTGTTTCAGCTCTTTCGATGGTTGCTTTTACTTCATCAACATTTTCTATTGTTATATTCATTTTTAAATCTGCCATTCTTCCTCCACCTCGCTTTTTAATATTGATTTGCTTCCCTGACTAACTCTGCTATTGTTCTTGCAACTACACATGAACTATGTTCACATCCTTGCTTATCAACAATCCTGTCCTGAACCTTCTGTAATTCCCTGATCTGTTCTTCTATCACTGATTTGTAATTCATCTTCCCTCACCTCCTTTCATTGCGTATGTATTTAACTAATCCAAGCCTCTCCATTCGCTGTTTCTCTGTATTCGTACTTTTTGCCGTCGAACTCAAAGTAAATAAGGTTATACCAATCATTTATACGACATGTTACAATTTCGATAATTTTAATTTGGGATGTTTTAAATGACTTTTTTAATGTGTGAATTTTACGAATTGCATCTTGTAGGCTCATTCATTTTTCCTCTCTTTATTAGGCTGATTTGGTTTTACTTTGTTACGTTTCGTAACTATGATGCAAAAAAATATTCATAATACTTATCTTCTTGTATGTCGAGAATTTCAGCTATTTTTCTTAGCTCAGTTAACTTAAAGTCTGCAACACCATTCAATTTCTGGTTGAAAGTTGATATCGACATATTGAGCTGACGGGCAATATTCTCTTGAGTTATGTTGTTTTCTCGCATAGCGCCTATAATTTTTCTAAGCGGCTTGTATGTAAGTTCTTTTTTTTTCTTCTTTCTCACTATAATTCCTCCCTTCATTCGTGCTTTTGTTACGTTTCGTACTGACGAAACCTATGTTATACTATCAAATTTTAATTGTCAAGTACGTTTCGTAAAATATTTTTTATTTTTGCGAATTTTTGTTGCGTTTTTGGTAATATTATTAGTATAATAAAGATATAAAATAAATTTAAATGAGGGTGTTTATAATGAATGAATTGAAATTGTTCGGTCAAAGGCTAAAAGAAGTAAGGGAAGAAAAGAATTTAACAACTAGAGAACTTGGCGAGATGCTCGGAACAACTGCGGCTACTATATCGAGATACGAAACCGGAATACATGATCCCAAGAGAGTATTTATACAACAAACCGCATCTACGTTAAATGTTAACCCAGCTTGGTTGATGGGTGCTAATGTAGATAAATATATAGAAAAAGATGATTTAATGTTTAAAAGAGTACCTATATTGGGAACGATTGCAGCTGGACAGCCTATTTTAGCAGAAGAACACATAGAAGGATATGAATACGTCCCCGAAAACTCCAATATAGATTTTTGTTTAAGAGTAAAAGGTGATAGCATGATTAACGCTAGAATCTATGATGGCGATATAGTTTATATTAGAAAACAACCTGATGTAGAAAATGGAGAAATAGCCGCCGTAATTGTAGATGGGGAAAACGCTACCCTAAAAAGAGTATATAAAATTAATGGTTCAGTTATTCTCCGTCCCGAAAATCAAAACTATAAAGAAATGGTTTTTAGTAAAAAGGACTTGAAGGAAGTAAATGTTCTAGGAAAGGCTATATTTTTTAAATCGGAGGTTCGCTAATGGCTTCAATAAGAAAACTAGCAAACGGGAATTATCAGGCTACAATATTTGTTGATCGTGATGCAAACGGAAAGCAATTAAGAAAATACATCACAAAATCTACTGAAAAAGCATGTAAAGCGGCGGCTAGAGAACTAGAACAGGAAATTTATGACGGAAGATTTATTGATATTGAGAATGTGAAATTATCAACTTGGATGGATAAGTGGCTAGAACTAAACGAACAACGTTTATCCCCTTCAACATTTGTAAGTTATAAAATATACGTAGATGCCCATTTTAAGCCAGTATTAGGGAAATTCAAACTCAATAAGATAAATGAGATACACATAAAAGAGTTTATGAACGATAAATTAAAAACCTTATCCCCAACTACTGTTAGAAAACACATACTAGTTCTAAGAAGAATTTTAGAGGATGCTTTAAAACATAAGAATCCAGCTAGGAATGTAAAAGTTCCACATGCAGATGAGTACAAGCCTTACGTCCTGACAGCCTCAGAATTCGATTTAATTTATAATTCTGTAAAAGGAACAAGGGACGAGGTAATTGTATTGTTGGCGGCTTGGTGTGGATTAAGGAGAGGCGAAATATTCGCATTAAAGCCAGATGATATTAATGCAAAAACAAATACAATAAGAATAGATGAAAGTAGATCAATATCTGAAAAAGGTTACGTTGATAAAAAGCCAAAGAGCAAAAACGGATTAAGGTTAATTGCCGTCCCTGAATACTTAATGGGGTTGCTTGAGACATATCGCAAGCAACAAAGGAAAATTACAGATAGAATATTCCAACTTAGACCCGATAACTATAGTTCTTACTTTGCTGAAATGATACAAAAAAGGAAACTTCCACCGATAAGGTTCCATGACCTCAGACATTTTCACGCAACCTGGTTATACAACCAGGGGATTCCAGACCATTATGCAGCTCAAAGGCTTGGACACGATATACACGTGTTAAAAGGGATATATCAACACTTAAACGTAGATAGAAAACTTGACATAGATGACAGCATAAGAAACAATCTCACCGCACTAAATACCGCACAAAAAGTTTAGATACTTAAAAAATATATTTTGATAAATAAAAAGATGTTGCGGTATGCAACAAATTTAACTTAAATCAACATTGCCGCAATAGACTCAGTTGTAGTAATGCAGAAATATTACGTTATTCGTAACGCTTCGGACTCAAAATCCAGTGATGGTGACATCATGCGGGTTCGACCCCCGCCTTCGGCACCAAGAGAAACAAAGAAATCTGTGCGGTATTGAAATCGGTAAAAACCGAACAAATACCGCACAGATTTTTTATTACTTTTTAAAACTTACTCCGTCATGGAAACCCTGCCTATAAATTATATGTTCACTCTCGGAACCTATACAATCACATAAGTCACAATAATCCATAAACAATTTGAGATTTTCATTTATAAGATTTAATTTTAATTTCCTTACGATGTCTAACAACTGTTTTTCTTTAATTTGGATAGAAATATTTTTTACAATTATGTTGTCTGAAATATCGGTACATCTTCGAGCCAAGAATTCATCAAAATCTGCTACTTCTCCTACCATAATCAATCCTCCAATAATCATTATATTGAATCCCGATTAATATAAGTTTGTCACTGCAAACTTTTCTATGTTTTACAGTATACGACAATTTATGACATAATACAATAATAATATTCCCACGAGGAATGATGTACTCATTTGGGAACATGGTTTATTAACACTTAAAGATATAAATTATTTCTCGGGGTGTATGCATGAAATATGATATGAAATATTTAGGAGCTAGAATAAGAGAAGAACGAAAAAAACGCAAATTAACAATAGAACAATTAGCCGAATCAATTGATTTATCATCAGGATTTTTAACTAATGTCGAATTAGGAAGTAAAGGAATAAGTATTGAAAAACTTATTGATATTGCAAACTATTTTAATTTGATTATTGATGATCTTTTAAATATAAATAAACAAACTCCCTCGTTTAAGCAAGAAAAACTTATTGAATTAACTCGTGATATGCCTGACGATAAATTCGAAATTTTAATAGGCATGACTGAAGTGTTAATAAAGCCTCAATTAACTGAAATATAAAAGTATATAACTATAGAAAAAATATTTATCGGGATAATAAACTCAAAGGGGATAACTTTATGACCATTGTTATTTTATTGTTGATAATTTTCGGAGTATTGTATTATCGGAAAGTAAAACGCATAACAGATTCTGTTGCCATTAATACTAGCGCATCTTTACCCGTGTTGAACACTACAGAATGCCTAACTAATGAATGCAATTTCTTTGTAGCAGGAATGAGCTATAACAATGACGATGGAACGAGTAGACAATCGGCAATAAAACAGTGTGCCAAGAACCAAAACGTCATATTGAAGCACACACCAACACCAAAGTTTCCTTATGCTGTAGCTGTATTTGCTAATAATAAACAATTGGGATATGTTACAGCTGAGCTAGCAGAAGAGATTTCCTCTTATTTAAACAAAGGATTGCCGATTTCCGCTTATATAGAAGAAATAAGAAAACCAAATTCTGAATATAACTTTTACGGTTGTAAGGTTAAATTTAAAGTATCATTTCCTTATACTCCTCCGCAACCAACTCCATTGGAAGATTTAACCGAAGATGAAATTAAACTTATAACGAATATAAGAACGATAATACTTGCAATGCCAAATGCCAGAAAGAAAAGCGTTGATATCAGAAAGTATAGCCAAGGTCATATTCATATTGGATACATAGAAAGGAGTCAATGGTGGTTTGTTTCTTTGAAAATCGGCAAGAGAACCAAATACATAACAACTAATGAAAATTATTATAAAACTGATAAAATAAGTCTTGCAACTGTAGACGATGTTGAAAGCTGTAAGGCTCAAATTATTGCGTCCTATAATAATATGATGACACAAATTGAATCTGAAAAGCAACGTTTCAACCAGTACGAAAAGCTAGCCTACAAAGAGTAACTCAGGAGCCAACCAAGCTCCTTTTTTCATGCCCAAATACCACCTTCTACCGTTTACCACAAAAAACATACCGTTTACCAAAAATCCAACAAATTAATACTAATACTTATTATAATAATATTTATATAATAATTTGGAGGTGTAAATATGAGCATAGGAGAGGTTTTGAATTTATGTAAAGATATAAGTGAGAATATTTGTCTAATAAAGAGCTTGGGAAAAGATTGTTTTGAGGCTCACGAGCAATGCAACCATTATGGCGAGAAAACTGTCTATTTCTTAAAAGTCGAAAATAACAAGCTAGAAATTTTCGATACCTTAAAAGTAAAATTGGAGGTAATTATATGAATCTGCAAGAAGTCTTCGCATTGAGCAAAGAAAAAATTGATCGAAACATTTGTTACATCAATCATGTCGAACAAGATAAATTTATGGCTCATAGTTTTAGTAAAAACAATAGTGTAGTCAACCAATACGTTTTTAAAATAACGAAAGATAACGAATTAAAAATTATTGATGAGAATTAACGCATAATTTGTCGAAAAGTTTTTGAAGAAATGTTAAAATAAGTATTGAATAACCCAAGTACTTGGGTTACAATATAAGAGTGGACGGGAGATATAAGGCTCCGCACATTGGAGGTAAGTGCAGATGAGTAATAATGTAGAAGAGTTATTGTTTTACTCCTTAGGAGAGATACAAGTAAAAGTTTTTGCCGAAAAGGCACAGCAATGCAGCAAAAGAAATTACAGCCACGGGGACTTAGATTATGTTTCCTTTAGGGGCGTTTTAAGTGGACTACCTGTAAAAGATGTACTAAAAAACATTAAAGAATTAACAACAGAATACAGCAAAGACTTAGAAAGCTTAGAATTAGAATTTGCGGAAAAGAATTTACTTAACTATATATTAAACAACATTAAAGTTAGAGAACGGAAAGACGAATGCGAAGTTGCATATTTACAAGGCAAACTAAACACTGTAAATATAGGCATAACGTCTGCTAAAATAGGCAGTGCAAAGACAGAGGCAAAAACAACAGCGGCAAGGGAAAACGGTAAAAAAGGTGGTAGGCCACGAAAGATAAAAGAGCCAAATTAATGGCTCTTTTCTTATGCCTCTTAGTTCGTTATATTGTCCTATTGCGTACTACTCTAAGCCCGCAACCGCAAACCAATCCGTCGAATATTCTTCTTCCGCATATCCACTTACATACAACATATGCTCGTCTAGTTCTGGCTTGGGTATAACATATTTACCGTCTTTTCTCACTTGTGGCTCTGCCCATCTTACCGTTATACTCCCTGTTAGTCCCATATTATAGCCAATTAGGGCGATTGCAATTGTTGCTTGCTCTAATGTGTCGAATACTAAATACATAGTTTACCTCCTATAGTTTATTTATTTTTGATTGTGATAGATCTGATGCAAGTATTATTAGCTCCCTCATATTGCCCTTAAAATTAAGTCCTGTTGTTTGCTTTCCTATAAAAGTATTGACTCGACTTGTTATTTGTCCAGATAACGCTGTGCTACCATCGTCTTGATTATTAACATTAACTCTATATAATGCTCCATCCCATGATGATACTAATTTGTACCATCGCCCTTTATATACTGTACTAGTTTTTATCGACACACTATTCACGAAGAACTCAAACTTCCCATCATCGTTTGCGTGTAGTATTCCATACTGTATACCTACAGCATCATTTCTCATAATTATTCTGCCATTATATCCAACAACGGTATCCACTTTTACAATTGCAGATACAGACAATGGAGCATTTACAATATCAATACTTGTACTATTGGCAATACTTAAATAATCATCTGTACCATCCAAATACATCCCATCATCCAGAATACCAGCATTGCTAATCCTTGGTTGACTTGCCGCGGTTGCCTGTATTGCATCATTACCCAACCCGCTCTGGTCATACCATTTGCTTGCATATAAACTATTAGCACCACCAAATGTCAACAAAGCTCTACCGTCAACTTCACCTTGCTCAAAACCGAAAGCGTTGATGTAGCCACCTTGAGCATTTACCTCTGCGTCCATTTGTGCTTGAGTGTAATTGTAATATTTGTTCGATGTGTCTAATCCCATATCAACAACAGTGACATCATCAAGTTCTAGAGATTTACCGATAAATGTTGCGTTGTCATAATATCTGTGTATAAATGACAGTTTTAATGCTGTACTATTTGCACCAAGAGTTGTCACAATAGATATGGGATACCATTGATTTAATACAGGGCTTAATTGTGTTGTAGTTTCTATAATATTTGCACCAGCAGTATCTTTTATATAAGATTCCAATGAATAGCATGAAGAATTAGTAACTCTCACTCTTGTTTTTATAAATATTTTTCTACCTTGAGTATAAGCAGTGGGAAAATTCATATCGACAACACCTCTAGTGTTTACAGCACTTGCTCCTGTAGCAATTAATACCCCACCTTCAACTCTAAGCGTGCTATCTGTCGGAATCCATCCCAACGTCCCAAACTCAAAATTACCATTAGTAAAAGCATTAATCAGCCTGTCTTTAGGTCTACCGCTAACATTATTTACAGTTGTACTAAACACATCAACAATATCTTTCTCGGTTATGTAGCCTTGGTTATCAATTAGGGCTTTGATTACTGCGTCTAACTGTGCTTTTGTTGGTTCGTTACCTGCTCCGAATATTTGGGTGAGATTAAATACATGGGCTTGTTTTGCTTGTACTTGTGTCCACGCACTTGTATTTTTATCATAAACTTTATAGTAGATTAAGCCAGAGTTATTACCTGTGACTAAGACACTTAAAAATTCAAAGTTGCCACTACCCGTATGATTTGATTCAACCGCCGTTATGAGTCCGCCTGCAACTCTTAAGGATACATTTGCACTACTAGCCTTAACATAAGTACAAGCATAAATTTTGTCAGTAGTTGCGTTTATTGCTTTTTCAAATCCACCATTGGTTGCCGATGCGGTAAAAGATTGAATGTTGCTATCTATACTTTTTGCCGACAAACTAACGGCTAGGTTCCAACCGTCTGCAACTCCATCACTATTACTATCTATACCAAAATTACCATCAGTACCAAGCAAATTACTCAAATGCCTATATGGTCTACTGCCAACAAATCCGACATCCATTTCTAAACTGTCGGATGACCTACGCACTCTGAGACACTTAGATGCTTTTCGTTTTTGTTTGGTTAAGCCATATGCTGCTACTGAGCCAGTAACTTTATCTAGCGTTAGCCCTGTACTTGCCATGAGTTGTAATGATTTAACGTTTTGCATACTACCACTCTCCTATGTCACTCGCAAGCCATGTAACACCTGCATCATAAGATGTAAATAGTAAAAGGTGACTCTTGCCAACTGTTGGCGATGGAACAGCTCCATCTTGCCACGTAGTACCTGACGGGTAAGCGATTGTAGCGGCGTTAGTATATTTAAGCTTTATACTTACATTTAATATAGTGCCAACTGTTGTAGGTGGATTTGTGATTGTAATCGTTTTTGCTACTGCATCTGCTGTTTCAATTGCAAAGTTTTTTTGCACTTTTAAAGCCAAGTCTAAAGTGTAAACATTTGCTACAGATGACACGCTAGTAAAGGTCGTAATGTCAGCCAATGACGCCCTAGTCTGCATTGCTAAAATATTAGTTAAAGTGTTATTTGGTTGCATATCTTACACCCCCTGCCATGCCGTGCCGTCGTAAATAAACCCAAGTTTTGTATCAGTCGCCCACCAAGTCGAGCCGACTGGTAGATCCGTTGTGGACAGTGCCAACCTCTCAGCATTTGTCCCGATAAACTCCTTAGGTAATATTGTTACTCCATATCTTTTTATCTCAGCCATAGTTATTTCCCTCCATTTTTTATTTAATATTGCCTATAAATCTATCCCAAGGAAAATAATTCCCTGGGCATAACTTGGGTGCGAAATGACTGTGCGGAAATACCTTTTCTAGTGGTATTCTGTAAGCACTCTTGATTTCTTTAACTAATGCAACTAAGCTATCCATTTGTGCCTTCGGAACCTCTTTATCAGTCTGGTTTGCATAATCTTGATAGCAACCCTCCAAGCATATACCGATAGATAATTTGTTCATTCCCTGCTGTTCACAATGCGCTCCATTTGCTAGATTGGATCTGCCCTTGTAAACACGTCCATCTTTTTGCACAAAATAATGATATCCACAGCCAGACCAGCTTTTCTCTTTATGCCATCTATCAATATCATAAATAGTGCATTTCTTGGCAAGCGCATGATGGATAATTATGTTTTGTGGTTCGTTTTTGCCAAATGTTCCGTTGAATTTTATTTTGGCATTAATTATTTTCATTTGCTCACATCTCCTTTCATTTTGTCCAAAGCTTCAACAAGCTGCTTGGGTAGCGGAATTCCAATCCCTTTACAATTTTCCAATATGCTGATCCCCTCCATGCCGATATAAAAAAATATAACTAGATTTCGGAGGATTGCCTGACCTGATAATTTATCTAACATATGAGCCACTACGACCAATGCAAATATTACAACTTTTTTTGCAATCCCCCTAAATCCGATGTCCGAATTAAGTTTTTTGTTTATAAATGCGTTTGTCAATCCTGTAGCATAATCCAGCGTTACAAATACCACTAAGGCTTGCAGTCCCATGTCCCATCCTCCCAACATAGATACTATACTTGCTCCAATTACAGCAATAAAACCAGATACAATACTTTTATCCACAGTTTCACTCTCCTTATTTTTGTAATAAAATAAGCCTGTTTTTGGTTAAAAAACGAGGCTTAAAACGGTATCAATTTTGGACTTTTCCAAGGGGTGTAATATACTTACACCCATTGATTTTAGGTGGTTTCAGTCACTGGTGGAAAATTAAAATCAAACTCCAATTCATTTGTTTCTAAATCAAGATTTACTTTATAACAAGTGTTTAAATTATTAATAGTTTCAATATCATCTTGGGAAATTTCTTTTGTAGCTACATCATCGAAAGCAACATCGGGAATATAAAAAGCAATATCCTCTTCAACTGTGTGGATTATTATATCTCCCTCCATGCTGTATCTATAAAGACACGCCCCGTTATTTTTATCAAAAAATAATCTATTAACATATAACATTTCATACCTCCATTTTTTTTATTCGATAGCTACATATTTATAAGTGGTAGCTCCGTGGTAAGCATTGGTTAATTTAAAACCACTTGACGTTACGTAATTATTAGTGCCATCTAGCGCAACTGATACTATGGTTGATGCGCCTGTCCGAGTAACAAAAGATGTAGCATCAGCGTAGGCTTCGTATAAAACAAAAGCATAGCCTGCGCTATTTCTTAGTAATATCACCGATGGTAGAAAAGTTAACCCAGTTACTACCATTACACCATTACTATCTCCAACTACTGTCCCTTGTGCAAAATGTTTGAGAACAGCTCCGGCAACCTTACCATCCGCAGCCGAACCCCCGTAGTATCCTTGCGGAATTACTTGGTCAGATGCACTCGGAGTAATAACTGTATTGCTACCAACTTTACTAACCATATTACCAGTCTTCTTACTACCGCCTTGGTAAAATGTCTTACCGGGATATACATCACTAGTTGTTGCATCGGCATCATCTGATATATCTCTGATTTTCAATGCTAAACTTGCCATTGTTTCACTTCCTGCCGCGCTTTGACCCATCGCAGTTATTGATGCAGCTATTGCATTTTTACCCGTTGTAACTGTGCTATTTATATCCGCAATATTTCCCTCTATCCTGTTTAAATCAGATCCAACAGGCGCATCTGCGTTTGTCCAATCTGTTTTAGGCGTTTGATATGCCATTTATAACCTCACTCTCCTTTACGTACATCTAGTATGCAGATCAGCAATATTACCTTCGATCCTGTTAAAATCCTCGTAAGCAATTTCAATTTCTTCCTCGGTGGGCCAATTAACATTCGGTTCTTGCCATGCCATCTATACCGACCTCCCCTGCGTTTTACATTTTAGCGTTCCATCATATTCAAAAAACTGGGTTGCTACATAATAGTCATTTGTGCTTAGATCTTTATAATCTGGAGCGGTTAGTCTATCACTAAGTAGTAAAGCCGGATTGCCTCTCCAGTTTATATCCGCATCCCTTCTGGAGCTTTTAAAGGAATCAAGTACATTATCTGCGTTAGTCTGAGCCATTGCTAATGTCTGGATGAGATTGTTTGTCGGAAAGGTATATGTTATTTTACCGTTATCAATTATGCTTGTATCGTCTGAGGCTATAACCCTTTCTTTGTTAAGCACGTTTAGTTGCTTACCATCTACTGTTATTGTTACGGCTTCTGTGGATGCTCCACTGTTGTGTAAAGTAATAATTGCTCCCCAGGCGTAGTAAACCACCGATTCAACGTGTGTGTTCGTATTCCCGCTTAGAGAGGCAACCGCTTCGATGCATGGAGTGCTGTTATAGTAAACAGTAAAATCTAACATGCTACCCGCTGTCATACTAATACTTGTATTGGAGTTGTATATTTGTTGCGCCACTGTTTCAGGTTGTAGCGAGTTGGTATCAACCTCTATATAATTGGCAACTGAATCCGGCTTTGTAGGATTGTCTTTGTCCCAGATATCCGAACTCGTTATTGTCAGATCAGATGTTATTTTACTACTCAAATAAGATGGTCCTTCTATTCTGATAATCCCATCCCTATCGCAATACATCTGACCTACGCAAGCCTCTATTATTTGTCTAAGTGCCTCTCTATGACTAACTACATTAAACCAGCCATAAGGTACGGTAAAGGACTGCAGTTCTGTGTCAATAAAATATTCACTACTTGTTATTCCGGCATCTGCAAATATTGCTACCGCAAGCTGATACAAAGTATTGTTAGCCACAACCTGGCTAGTCTTATATGTTGTTTTGTCTAGTAGTTGTAATCTATCTCTCGCTACAGTTTTTGCATATAACTCTGCTTCCTTTGCTTCCCACGATATTGTCCAAAACACACCCATAGGCACTTCTTCGATCGTATCGTCGTCTTTCATAATTCCGAGCCATGCCTTTATTCTTCTATTCGGCTTCAGTACCCCATATAGAGGGCTTTGCGTATTTCCAGCATCAAATTTTCTATCTTGGTTATTTAGTTTTATACTTATTTCATTTGCGGTTGCAACTCCAACGGATACACCGCTATCCATTATTTCTCTTTCTTCTAATACTGAAAAATACAAGATATCTTCGTCTTGGTAAGTTTCTTGCACACTTGTAAAAAACTCAACTATCTTTACTTGTCTGCCCACATGACTCCATTTTGTAATTTCGAGCTCCATTTTAGTAACGTTTAGAATAGGAGTTATTGTGGCCGTCCAAGTTACTAAAGTATTATTTGTTACTGTTTCGGTATAAAGCAAAGTATTGCTTGCGTCGTATACTTTTACCGTAAAATCTACAGGATACTCTGCCCTTGCGCTGTCTCCGACTACTTTTAAGCTGTGCAATGGTCTTGCGGCAAATAATACCGTTAGCTTTGGATATGTCGCAGAAAATACTCCTAAAGCTCCGGATAATTGGCTTCCCCACCATCCTATTTCTTTAGATCCATTTGTAGGTATAAGATAATAAGTACCATCTAATGTACAACTACCATCAAGACTAAACCATTTTCTATCTGGATTTGATATGGAGTTCGCAGTCTGCCCCGGGAATGATACATTAGCGTTTTCGCTCGCTGATGCTGTAATGCTTTGGTCGATAAAAGGGTCGGTATAATCAATCTGCACCCTACCGTATACTTGCCTAATAGATGCTTTTATTTTATCTAAAAACTCAGTCGATACTGGATACATGCTTACACCTACTTTTCAATAAAATTAAATTTAATATCTTTCCATCGCATTACACCGCTTCTGTAGTCAATTGCCGCTGCACTTCTATCGCCGACGTAAAATGTTCCAGTTTTTAAAACTCCAGTCTGTGGATCAGGATACTCTACTGTAAAAAATACAGCTGTTATTTTATTCAACAAATCCGATAGATCATCTTGAGAAATATATTTCCAGCTCAGGTCTAATTTTCTTTTAGTTGCTATTCTCTCAATTATCATTTCGCCAGTAGCATTTCTTTCGGCTTTGCTTATGTCCATAATGCCAACTGTATAGTCGGACGGAGTTGGGATAGTAACACTATTTATTTTAATCAAGGGGCTTGCCTCCTTTTGGAGCAATAAAAAAACACCCTGTTAGAGTGTTTTTTTATTGTTATTGTTATTGTTAGTGCTTATTTATCTTTGTAAGCTTTAAACCATACGCCCCCAGTGCCGTCATAGTTTCTTCCAAAGGCTATGCGTGGTTTTAAATCACTTGTTTTTATTTTATAAACTACAACTCCATTTTTTTCCGCACCTTCGTATACATTCCCATCCAGGTATTCTTTTGGATAAACGTCCGAATACTCATATTCTACACCTTGTTGAGATATTAAATCAAATTGTGATCCCCCACTCACATCATAACAAGTATCTTTTTTTAGGGATAAAACTTTAAAATCAATCTTGGCTACTAAGTATTCGTATCCGTTTTCAGGATATTTGGTGCTATCATAATCACTTTTTAAATAGTATAGAGCGGGATCCCCTCTTAACACCGATGTTAAATTTACTGAGAACTTTTTTATACCGTCATAATCGTTTAATGTTAATATTTGTGCACTTCCGATATTGCCGGGATTCTTAAATGATACAGCCTTGTTGTTTCCTAAGTTGGTTTCTCCTACTTCGATTTGATTCTTTTTAGTATTAAAATTTACTTTTATACCCAAAGCTTTACTAACATCTGAAAGCGGTAAGTAAGTACTGCCGCCAATCGTTACAATAGGCTTATCTGACTTTAATTCCACGCCATTGACCAATACTTTGAAACTTGCTTTTAATGCTGTAAAACTACCTGTAGATGCAAATGATACACTTGCTAAAACTAAGGATGCTAATAACACCATTCCTAAAATAATTTTCTTCACTTTTGTTCCTCCTGATATTTTTAGGTATATTGTACAGTGTTGTAATAGATTATACAATATACCTATTTTTACACAGTTTGTAACAATGTAGGTTTACCTATCCTTGATAATTCTTTATCTATAAGCGGTATTATCGCTCTAGCAAGCCGAACACCATCCACATAGAGATTAGCTTCAGCGTTTTTTGATTGTGATGGTTGACTAAATTGCATTACATTTAGCATAGCGGAGCTAACCGAACTCGTAATCATATCAGTTAAATCCCCAAGTGGAGCGACTACCTCCCTTTGTGTTTTGTTGTCACCTACTTTTGCCAAAAACGGTCTGTTAACATCGGTTATTCCCCCGTTAGCTAATGGTATTGGTTTTATTAGAGGAATTTGTGGAAATCCAATTGACCCGCCTCCTATTGTATTGCCATTAATCGTTACTTTAGGTATGTCTATTTTCATGCTATTAACTTTATTAATAAAATCATTTATAAGGTTTATTGCTACATTTATACTGCTTTTAATGGTTTTACCCATACCATCCCATATTGTTGCTGTGTCCGTTTTTAATCCTTCCCAAACCTTCAATATTGCAGTTTTAACAGTGTCCCATTTTATTAACTTAATAGCTTCCCATTTCCCTTCGATAGATGTTTTAAAAGTATCCCATTTAGGTCCTGACTCTTTCTTCAAATCATCCCATTTTGACAACACTGTATCTTTAATATCACTCCACCCAATTTGATCTTTTATTAACGTCCACTTATCATTAAGCGTAGTTTTAAATGCCTCCCATTTAGGTCCCGATTCTGTTTTTAATTCGTCCCACTTAGATAATACTTTATCTTTTACATCACCCCAGGTTATTGATTTTATAAGCTCCCATTTACCGCTCAAAGTTGTTCTTATTTCTTCCCACTTGGTTCCGGCATTTGTTTTTATTTCGTCCCACTTGGTTGATAGATTAGAGGTTATTTCAACCCATTTAGCCGCCGAATCCTCCTTGACTTTCTGAAATTTCTTACTAAATTCATCCTTTATAAAATCCGTAAAATCAGATGCTTCCAACTTAGTTGGATCTCCGTATGTTTTCACATGATCCTTTATTTTACTCCATCCTGCTTTCCATATCTTTTCTGTATTATTTAATTTATCTTCAATATCAGGAAATATTGGGTTTAATACAGATATAACCGATCCTTTTATACCTTTCCACGTGCCATCTGTTACTTGTTCTAAACCCTTCAAAGTTGTTGGAAAATCACCTTTGATTAATCCGTTTGCAATATTGGTGGCTCCTGTAATTTTTTCAATTGATCCACTAAGTTTATAAAAAGCACCTTTTGCAATACCCTCAGCTGTATTACCCAGCGTATCAAGCACAGTTTTTGCAACTGGTTTCAAATATGGTTCTAATGTTTTCCACAGGTCTGTAGATGCGTCCTTTAAATCTTTAAATGACGCATTTAAATCTGTTAATGCTGGCGTAAAATCTTTCTTGAGTTTATCAACGAATTCAGTTAATCCTTTAGGCATTAAGCTACTGGTATCTTGTTTTGTGGCAGTCACAGAGCTACTACCTGTAACGCTAGTTGCATCTGCCGCATTAGCCGCAATACTCTCTTGCAACTGATTTATTTCATCGAATCCTGCGACACCTTTTTTTGCGTTATCTCCAGCCTTCTTAGTTGCATTACCTAATGCGGTTTGTGCCTTGGATGCCTTTAATGCATTTGTAGCATTTTGCGATTGTGTCGAATTAACTCCAAAAAGTGCCTGAGTGAATTGCGAAAAAACACCTGTTACATATTTTAAGTTATTTGCAAAATCTATTAATATTGGTACTACTACGTTTACTAGTGGTAAAAACGCCTGTCCGATATTCAACATCGAATCTTTTAACAATGCATTTAGTTGTGCAATACTTGAAGATGTATTCTTATTAACTTCATTACCGTATTTACTAGTTGCTTGTTCAAGTATTCCAAACAGCCTTATTTGTTGCTGAGTCCTAAAATCCAACTGGTCCCAAGACTTGCCATTCGCAAACCTTTTGAATGTTTCGGTACTTTCAAGCAATGCGACATTGACGTTAATTCCTAAGTCCTCAATTGATTCCGTGTTACCAAGTAAACCAGATCTGATTCTTTCCATTACGTCTGTCATTTCTCTGCCTGTGGCAGATGCGACAACCGCAGATGCTTTCAGTAAGTCTTGAGTGTATGACGTTACTGTGGCTTGGTCTTTTGTAATCGTGGTAAGTAAATTACCATATACCGCACCATACTTTAGGGCTTCACTCCTGGACATATTAAAAGCAATTGCTTGTGTATTTGCCCACTCCATAAATGCGGTACTACTTGCCCCCATTATACGATTAAGTTGCTGCACTGCCGCTTCAACTTCCATAGCCGAACGGACACCGTTGGCACTGAGCATGCCGAACGACACTACAGCCGCTGCACCTAGTGCAATTAATCCAGCCCTACCCATAGATAATGAGCTTACCATCAGTCCCATATTCAAAGTACTGCCTTGAGCCATTGACTGCATAGCGTTTCTAATAGCATTTGTTGACTGGTTGGCAGTTTGTGAAAACCGTCTCAAGTTTCCCTGTGCTTGTTGTAGACCTTGCTGCATTGGATTGATATTTGCGCCAACTCTAACTATTACATTCCCTATCATTGCCATCAGACTTCACCCCCAAACATTGCATCCAAGCGCTTAATAACACCAAACATTGCATAATCATCCATTTCCGGATTATCAATTTTATCTAAAATATCATTCAAATCCTTACTGGATAGCGTCTTAAGTCTCTGAAAATAAGCAGAATAAAAAGCGGTAACGATATCCGCTTTTCTTTGTTCTTTTTTTAGCTCCGAGTACATTTCTACCCTAATATTTAGCTCATAAGGTGTCATATGGTCGTACTCGGTATCTGTAATACCTACTCGGACAGCAGTTTTATACGATTCTTCCCAGTCCCAATCTTTTACTTCTCCGCTGTCCTCTGATCGTTTTTTTCATTTACACCAAAGGCTAAATTTAAAGCTTCTGTTAAAGCTTCAATTGCTTGATGGTAACTTGTCTTGTCAAGTATTTCTTCTATTTGCTCAAGCTCCAGCTCACTGTCTTCGTGCTTTAGCCCGCAATAAAATATTTTTTCAAGATCTTTATCATCCAGATCTGCCAAATTCATTTCCATAACTGATTTTCCAGTCATCTGTTTTATTGATTTAAGAGCCTTATGCCCAAATCTCAAATTCCTTGGTTTATCAACATTTATAATTACAACATCGTTGTTTTTTTCCACTTTATTTGTCCTCCAAATATTTTATTTTAAATTTAAAGAGACTACCTCGAAAGATAGTCTCTTTATGTAATTTTTTACTACGACAATCTTGAAACCATAAACGTATATGTTTTCGGTGTCTTTCCTGCTTCGGTTACTACTGCAGTTACTTTCTTAGCTCCAGCTGATGCCATTGCAATGTCAGAACCAGCAACACCAGAAGATATAGTTTCAACGTAAACATCATTAACAAATATCTTAATTGTGTGGCCTACTGCTGTAAACTTAGGCTTAAAGCTAGTCTGTGTTGTGTAGTTAAAGCCGTACACAAATGTACCAATTGCAAATGTTGGTGTCAATGCCGCTGCCGTAAGTGCGGTTGATCCGTCAGTTTGTACAAAGGTAGCCGCACTCATACCAGCTGATGCAGTTGTCCCAAGTACTGGTTTGCCCGAAATCTTAACAGAAATTTCAAAGGATACACCATCTTCCAACGTTGCTTCGCCTGTATTAAACTTTGTAACTAAGCCATTAAATGACCATGTCGCCCCGATAGTTGCCGGGAATGTTATTACGTATGCGTTTAAAGTTCCTGCATCAATCGCCGCTTTTATAGCAGTAAGACCAGCATCGCTGTTTTCATAAAAACCACCAAATGTTATTTCACCGGCGTCAATCATTCCTGGTTCAAATGTTCTATGATTATCTGTTACATCCAAAGTCGTTGAATCAATTGTATCTGCAGATATCTCAGGCGTTTTGATATTAGTAAGCTTGCCAATGTTTACTCCATCAATAGATATCGTTGTTCCCATTCCTCTTTTCATTTTTAGTCCTCCTCGTGATAGTTTATTTGTAACTCAATTGTCCCTGCATATATTTTTAATTGCTCCGAGTATGCGTGTGATATGCCTGTGATTGATGCTTGCTCAACATACGGACCTGTTATAGCAAGGTTAGTAAAGTTCCAAGTTTTTATTTTCTTCACAATTAATTTTTGCAATGCTTTAAGACTTGTAAAATCAGTTTGATAAAAATCTAGCTGATAGTTTGCTTCAACATGCCCATCGTGTCCTGAGTCTAATATTTCCGTGCGTTCGCTGTTGGACAACTCAAAAACTAAATAAGGCACCTCTGCTCTTGGATCCGCATTGAGTGCAAAAACTTTATTTTCCAATCCTGACACTGCATTTAATTCAAATATTATTCCTTGTTCTATATCCATAATTACCTCACGCTGTTCAACTCTCTGAACATAGATGTTAGTATTACATCTTTTATAGCTTCTCTGTTATTTTCAAAAGCATCACGTAAAAACCTTTTACCTTCTATGTATCCTCCATCACTTTTCCATCCATATTCCTGCGATACTGGATAAAAGGATCTGCTTCCATCAGATTCGATTTTAATAAACTCTTCACCCGTCTTGCCGTCTCTACCAAAAAAGCTAATTTGATATACTTTTTTCCCTGCTCTTCGCTTCTCGGCTTTTAACTTTATACCTCGTTTTAATGCTCCACTATCAACCGGAGCATTAGCGCGCGCTTGATTTCGTACAATATAGGCTCCTAGTTTTGTAGCCTTAGTTAATACCTTTGCAGGAGCACGGCCGACACGATCAAGCAGTCTTTGCACATCCCTGATTCCGGTTATGTTATTAGTAGCCATCAAATCAACTCCTTGCATATTATTTGCATCTGAGTCTTAATTTCCCTAGGTATGATAGGCGGGCCGATAATATCAAAGTACCGATTGTCAAAAATCACTCGCATATTAGAGAGTAATCCGGGCAAGTAACGGATTACAAACAACTCTGTTATTTCAGCATTTATTTTTTGTGCTGAATAAAACTCTCTGCTACTCTTTTGTACTATGTTAGCCCACACCGTTGCAAATGTTGTCCAAGTATCAACTGGCTGATTGTAACTATCTCTAGTGGTCGATTGCACTTGTATAGTTATTCGATGTCGCAATCTCTCTGACCTCATACATTCACAACCCTTCTCATGCCAAGTAAAGCATTTCTTGCTTTCTCAAGCTTCTCACGTTCATCCGGCTTGTAATCGTCATACAAAAGCTTCATGTGTAAGACCATAGCCCATTTTACCGACTCCGGTACCGCTGTAGCCTCACCATAACCTGCAACAAATCTAATTCTTACACCATTTACAGGTTGCAGTATTGTATTTGGCCAGGACTTGTTATACCCAAGCACTATCTTAGCGACAAAACTATCAGCATCAACGATATAATCACCACTAGACAAGGTATACTCAGTTCCTGCAGTATCGTAATATTTTGCAGATGTTACTGACTGCACCGGAGAGCAAGATTTAAACTCAATGTAATCAGCACACGGAAAATTATCCAGGACCAATTCCAAAGTTTGTGTTATAAACTTCTTGCCTTGGTAATCCTCACAATATTCCCTTGCTTGTTTTATCAAGCTAGTCAATAATGCATCATCATTACTTCCGTCTACTCTTAGGTGCAGTTTTGCTTCCGTCAGTGTCAGTGGTTCCGTCGCTGGTGGCGTTATTATTTTTATGCTCAACTTTATCACCGTCCTCCACAATAGCCTCTGCATAGCCGCCATCTAGCAATCCAATCGCGGTACTTTCAATCAAATCTACTATATCGCCAATTTGGAAACTACCTTCAGGACAGCATATTTCTTTTAATAGTTTGATTTTCATACGCCCTCCTATGCAATTATGCCTACATTTTTACAAGCTGTAACAAGTGCGTTAAATGCCGCAACCAATACGGCATACTCTGCCTGTGTCGGGTTCGCTCCTGCCGCTCCTGTTTGTACTGCAATCGTAGCCGCTTGTGTTCCATTTGCTGTAATTTTGCCACCAGAAACAACCTTTATTTCCCCACCGCTTTCAACTGTTAACAAGTCAGGGTTTTGTGATTTATGTACTTTTGCATTTTCTCCTGCCATTTTCATTTACCTCCAAGTATAAGATTAGCCCAGCTGTTACACTGGGCTTTAAATTAGTTTACTGAAATACCACTTGCGACAACATCTGCTGGCTGTGCACATGGTATATTTCTCGCATTGTAGCGAATAGCTACAATTGACTCTACCGGGATATTTGCTGTAGCTCTGACAAAGTCAGCTCTAACATATCTTTTACCCGGTCTGATTACATCAAGCGCTACGATCTTATTGTCTGCATTTGTTGAATCAGCTGTAAATGTTGCAGTTGCTGTTTTGTATGCACCATCCCCCAAAGCTGCCGCATCACCACAATACGCCTTTAGTGTTCCGACTGCTGTTGCTATAACATCGCCTGTAGTAGCAATCAAGAGCACACTGTCAAATCCCTGCAAATCAATTATGTCACCTGTTAGCGTATCAGCTGTTCCAGCTGCTGTGTTATTTAATACTTTGTCAATTTTAGTTTCTTTCAAAATTGATTCCATCATTATTTTCATTCCTCCAATTTTAAATATTATTAGGCGGTATTTCTACCGCCGTTAGTTTTAGCCAAGCTTTACTCTTGCAAATGCTTCCTCAAGTACTGGAGCTCCATCTGTTTCAATCCTGAGAATATAATCTACCTGGTTTGATCTAGCATAAAGTTCCAATAATATCTGCATTTCCATCGTTAGTGCATCACACATCCAGTACCAAGAAAGATCGCCATAAAGGCCTGTGTATAATCCGGATGTAAATGTATTTGGCGCGTATTCAGAACTATTTACAGGCTTGCTTAAAAGCATATCTGGTGTTCCTGCTACAACTGAAGGCTGCCAAATGTACTGTCCGTCACCGTCTTTGATTTTCGCAATTTGTTTTACTCCATCACGATGGAATATCCATTCACAAGCCTTCTGATACTGATCCTTGATGCTGTACTTTGCTTCTATTAAGCCGTCAAAAGTCATTGATGTGGCAGTATTTCCTGTAGCGACGTCTCTTGCTATGCTTATGCCATCTGCAGATGCAGTAAACAGTCCGAGTGGCTGATTAAATCCTGTTCCAGCCATGTAAGCTTTTTCAAGCGATTCTCCAACACCAAATGTTAATTCAGACATTATGAATCCTTCTGCGTATGGTGCATTCCTAAGTAGCGTTTTTGAAACCAATATTTCAAGCGAACCTGGGTTTGGTTTAAACTCTCTCTTTCCAACAGATAATGCTGTATCTGCAGTAGGCGTGGAAAGCTCGGTGCCCCACGTAAAATTTGACACCCTAGCTGTTCGCTGTGGATATCCTAAAGATTTCGCTTCTTTCAACGCTGGCAACACTTTTCCTTTTTGTCTCATAATAAATACATTATCAATGCCTTTGATTATTTCTTTTTGGAATTGTTCTGGGGCAACAAGGTAACCAGCTTGAGTTGGATTATCCTGTTGTAATGCAGCATAAACTTCAAAGGCTTGTTTGCTCCCTGAAATAATGTAATCCTTGAACGCCGCTTGTGCTTCATCTACTCTTCCTTCATTATTTGTCTTGTTATCGTCGTTCTGCTTCTCACCTATCGTTCTTTCTCTGTTTAGCTGTTTTTCTTCTTTCAAGATTAGGTCATTTATTTCATCAAACCTATTCTCAACTTTTAGTAGTTCCTCTTTCTTTACAGCTTCCATTTCCTTTCCTTCAAACTCAGTCATAATGTTTCTTATGCTGTTTGTAACGGTTGCTCTTTCTTGCTTTAGTTCAATTAATCTTTTACCTGGCATTTTAAATTCCTCCTAGTATTTTATTTTTTATTCTTTTGAACTCTTTGTTCTGGTCTTGCAATGTATTAATAACAGGCTCAGGCGGTTTAGTTGCCCCCCTGTGTATTTCTATCTGTTCCGCTTTAAAGTTCTTAAATGCTGTCGTGTCTACTTTCACATCACCGTAAATTAAAAAATCACCATCCACAGAGGCGGTAATCTTTGTTTCGGCTTGCATCTCATCTGCAAAACCCATCGCAATAGCTTCTTTGGCTGTCATCCAAGTTTCTGCATCCATGAGCTCAATCAATTTTGTTTCATCAAGTCCTGTTTTTTCTTTATATACATCCAAAATACTTTCTCGGATTTTATCCAACCTATCAGCTATAACCCTAAGTTCTCCTGCATTTCCATATACACCACATATCGGATTATGTACCATCATGGTTGCGTTACTTGGCATGTATACTTTGTCACATGCCAGTGGTATGACGGATGCCATCGAAGCCGCTAAGCCGTCAATATAAGCATTTTTAATTCCTGCCTTACAGCGTTTAATTATGTTATATATTGCCTGTCCTGCAAAAACTGAGCCACCTCCAGAGTTGATGTACACATTAAGTGTATCGATCTCACCGAGGGCTTTTATATCAGCGTCAATCTGTGTCGGCGTGACTTCGTCTCCCCAGTAGCTAGTACTAGCTATTTCGCCATATAATAAAAGCTCACCGACTTTTTTGTCTTGAGCTTTCATTCTTACTTCCCAATATTTATTTATTTGTTTCGGCATTATTGCTACCACCTTTCTGTAAGGATTTCGGTAAATTATCTTTAGCATTTCTAAGACTTATCATATTACCATTTACCAAGTACTCATCCCCTCCATCTTCTGCAGATATTCTATTCATTTCTTCCAAATCTCTTATGTCGTTCGAACTCATTACTCCGTTTTGTCTCATACTGTTGTAATAAGTCGTCCTAGTTGCTGTATCACCTTTCAAGAGTTTGTTCGTGCTAAAGTTTGCAGAAAGCTTATTTTGCTCCTTACTGTTTAATAAGTCTTTATATATCGTTTGTTCCAACCTCTCTGCCATTGGGTTTAAGCACTCCTGCACATACTCAATATTGATTTGCTCCACGTTGTTAAAGGTCATTCTATCCAGCATAAACACCTTATGCGGAGGTACGCCCCATATCCTACATACTTCCTCGATCTGCATTTTTCGAGATTCAAGGGCTTGTGCATCCGTTGGGTTACTATCCATTTTATTGACCTTAAAACCACCCTCAAGTATAGCCCACTTATGTTGATTCATTACCCCGGCATAAGTTTTTTGCCAATCTTCTTTAAATTTGCTGAATGCCTCTGCTTGGACAGATGTTGGATATTCAATAAATCCTCCAAGATTACTTCCATTCTCGAAAAAGTCCTTAGCATATCCGTTTAAAGCCATCGTCAAGCCTAATACATCAGATGCGATTTTTATAGCATCTTCCGGATCTTTTTCATCTTGAAATCTGAAGCCCGGCGTGTACATATACTCACCTTCGTATAATCGTTCGTATTTTCCGTTGCTGTAAGTCACGTCAATATAATTTTCAGCGCTTACAGTGTTCCAATTTTTAAATACTCTGCAGGTTGGTATATTCCAAAGGCCTTTTATAAATCCATTTTGATCTCTCTCGATTTTCGCAAATGCTCCCCAGCTCAACATTAGATTTACAATGTACATGTGCCAAAATTCATAGCTCGTTGTTTTGGGATTTGGTAGCATCCTCAGCATTTTATAGAGAGGATGATTCTGCGCTTTTGTTTTCCCTTGGTCAGTCTCTTTTTGCAGATAACATCCGAGGCTCGCCATCGTCTTTGCTACCACATCAACACATCTAATCACTACCGCAACCTTTAATGCGGTAGTTGCTGACACATTGTAACCTTTACCATTCAAATAATTACTCCATGCAGAATCATCCTGCAATTTCGGTAAACTCTGCGTTATTTGATTTTTTATTTCGATTTCCTTGCCAAATAGGCATATTTTCAAAGGTTTTCACATCCTTTATAACATCATTATTCCTCGATTTGCATTGTATGGGCACTTATTATTACTTTCCTGTACCATCGCTCTTCGCATTGCTGTTATTATCGCCGCCAATAAATCAATTCTTTGCGTATCATCTTTATGTTTTTTAGATAGCATAATAAGCCCGCCGCCTTTATCAACCTCCATAGCATTACTTACACACCAAGTTAACAAGGGGCTCCCATCGTGTACGAGTTTGCCTGTTATAACAAGTTCTTTAAAAAACTTCGTAGGCTCAGATAGTGTTAGTGGACCTTGCCTAATGTCAACAACTTGATCATCTGAATAATTATGTTTCTTCAAGTCCGTTCCAAACTGATAAGCTGTGGCGGGGTCAAGGTCCCATTCTTTTATCCTCCAGCCTTGTTCAGATACCATTTTTTCTGAGTATTCAATAATCCCGTCTGTATCGATAACACCGCCGTCCTGAATAGTGCACCATCCATCTTTTTGCAGGTACTCATAGTCCATGCGGTCGTTATCTTTATGCCATTGGACTTTATCTTGCGGTAACCAACCATGGGCAGTTACGGCATATCTTCCATCGTCAAGCGGAAATATATAACCGTTTCCGGTTAAATCTATTCTCTTTGATAAGTCAGCTCCAGAATAACATTCGCGCCCTTTCACTAACTCCAAGAATTCATCTCTACTTTTTCCCAACGCTTTATATTTGTCCATCAGTCCGTCCATGAATTTCTTTTCGCTGTCCATCTGCCATAGATTGCAGCGCTTAGTTAGATATTCACGGATTTTAGCATAATCTCTAGACCCATAAGCCTTGTTATGCTCGTCTTCTATTTGCTCTAATAAATACTGTGAGTATTCATTTTCATTCTGTAGCATAGGGTTTGCTTTTTTTATAGCAACTACAAAATCATGCGGGCTATCTTTTTCATCAATCTGGCGAATTATTACAAAGTAGTGCTCGTCTATTATTTCGCATTTGAGTATTTTCACACAAATGTCGTACTCTTTTTTACAAGGATTATTTTCAGCATCCTTTCCAGCTGTGGTAATAATACACATCAAATTTTGTGCTCTTTTACCAAATGCAGAATAACCAACATCGTGTACCTCAGAGGTAGGATTCGCGTGGTATTCGTCAAGGCAAAATATACAAGGCGACAAACCATCTTTATTTTTGGTATCTTTGGACAATGCCCTGAGATGCCCGCCTCTTTGTCTGTGCTCTACATAAGTCCTTTTAATACTTAATCTTTTAAGTATATCAGGGCTTCCTTCTCCCATTGACTTAGCATCGTTCCATACTATTTTTGCTTGCTCTTTGTCTACGGCCGCACATTCAACCTGTGGATTATTTTCATATATTCGCAAATGTGGACTACCTGGCGGGTAATAGCAATCTCCACATAATCCATACAACGCAACGCCTGACATTTCTGCCGACTTCGCGTTACCTCTCGACACTTGTTTATATGATTTTTTAAATCTTCGGCGACCCGTTTTCATATGGACCCATCCGAATAAACATCCAAGGTCAAAATGTTGATGTGGAACAAGTTGTATAAATTGACCGCTAAACACACCCTTAACATGTCGACAACATCTTTCAAACCAATCAAAAATTCTATTTGCTCTTGTTTCATCAAAAACATAAGGAAAGTCTTCAGTTCCTTGTCTTTCCAAATCGTTTAGATGGCGCTGGCAAGAAAGTATTTCAAGCTCGCATGCTATTCGTTGACCATTTATTATTTCTACGGCATATTTAGTCGTTGGGTGGAGTAGTTTGATTTCTTCAATCGAATAAGTCGGCATTAGGATCATCTTCCTTTTCGGCCATCTTTTTCGCTAACCTTGCTCTTGAGTTTGCGTTAAGACCGTATTTATCGGAATATTGCAAAGCTTGCCTTGCGTAACTCTGAGCCGCTTTAACATTCGGACTTACGGTTTCAGTTCCTTGGGCATTTATAGTTACAAATCCTTCTTCTCTAACTTTAAGTGATGCCTCTTGGTGTCTAGCTATCGAATCACAATATATTGCAAGACCTTCTTCATCTACTTTTTCAAGCAAATCGAATTCAGCCATTTCTTTTAAAGTTTTTTTCCATACTCTTCGAGCTTCTTCATCTAGCCAAATAGGCATCTTCATTTTTGCTTGAGTTTTGCTTTTTAGTTTTTGAGCAGCCGCAGTTCTATTCTCAACTTCTTTTTTAGTCCAGTGCTTTCCTGATCCTTTATGCCCTACTTCCATCTTGCTATAGTTTACAATTTCCGGCAAACTGCTCACCTCCTATATTTTAGATACACTGGGGACATTTTTTTACAGACGAG